TTTTCAGTAGCCCCTTCAGGAAATTTATATTGGGTAAAATTATAATCCGATATTAATAGTTGATTTTGTTGATTGTAAATATGTAACTCAATAAAATCTTCTGGTCTACCAAATTTTCTATCTATAGTACCTGAATTTACTGCTTCTTCATTTAATTGAAGTCGTTTATTTGTTGATATATTTACACTATTTACTGCCATTTATTATATTTTAATATAAATTACCACCTTCTCCTGTAGAGCTTGTTAGTCCTTCTAAGTCTATATTTGGAAAATTATTTTGTCCTTTATTCCATCCACCATAATCATTTCTTTCATTATCAGTAACTGGAGTATTTATATTATCTTCAAAATTAGCTTGTGCTTCTAACATTAGTGATTTAGCATTTGCGCTATTAGCACTTTTATTTTTAACAAAAGTCCAAAGTCTTTTATAATATACTAATGTTTCTTGAGCTTGTCTTATTTTAGGCATTACTGCGTCTCTTAATATTTGAGCTTTATTACGTTCTGATTCAGTAAAACCAAATTCTGTATCATTTTCATATTTGTCTTTTAAAATTTCAAAACGTTTTTCAGATTGCCAAACTATTATAATTCTATTTCTTAAATATTCACGATACTTATCATAACTACTTATATTAGCAATATTAGTTTGTTCTATTTGTCTTGTTATATCATTATTATAATTAGCTAATTGAAAAGAATTATAAAACCCAGAAGGATCATAATTGCTTGGTATAGTATATTCTGTAATTGGGTAATTATTAGGGTTAAGTTCACCATCTTGTAAAGCATTATAATTAAATGAACCTTCAAATGTTGCTCTTTCTTCTTCAACATTAGTTTCTGATGCTCCTAAATCTTCAGGACCAAAATCAGGACCAGGAGTAAGTTTTGAAATAACTTGGGGGGACACAAATGTAACTCCATCTTTCCAATTATCTCCTTTATAACCAGTAGCAGCTAATAAATCTTTAAATAATTCTGAATTTTCATTTCCTCCAAGTTTACGTCGAGTAGCTCTATCCATATAATAAATATTCCAAAAAGCTTCTCTATCTACAATTAAAGTTCCATTTCTATAAAATGGATGTTCTTCATTTGGTTGATCTTGATTAGATAATTTTTGTTCTAAATCTACTATTTGATCAATTAAAGCTTCTATCTCTGCGTCCTTACTATCAATATAATTACCTATATAATCTCTACTTTGTTTAAATAATGTAGTATGTGATTGTTTACCTACTTTAGGAATATCATAAAATATATCATTATATAAAGTAAAAAGTCGTTTAATATTATTATCTAAATTAACGTTATTTATAGAATCATTTAAATTTATAATTTCAGAAAATGATCTATCTATTAAATCTCCTGCTGATGATTTATCATAAACTTTTTTAGTTAATTTTATTTTTTCTTGTGCCATTATCTAATTACTTTAAAATGATAATTGTCATCAAAAATTTCAGTACTATCATTATTTGTATGTTTAAATAAAATACGATAATATCTTTCAGGTTGTAAACTTTTCATATATAATTTAAAATACATTCCTTCACTATCAGCACTTAATTTAGTAAAATTATTATCAAATGGGATAATTACTTCTTCTGTGTGAGCATCTCTAATACTATAAAAAGATGATGTTGTAAAGTATCCTGGTTTTAAATAATTTGATGTTGATGTAAATTCACGTCTAGGATATTTATCTCTTACATGTAATCTAATTATAGCTTCATCATCTTGATTATATTCTTTTTTATTTCTATATAAAGAAACATTTAATTCACCTGTTTTAGCATTTAATTGATTGTTATATACACTATCATCCCATTTAAAAGTTAATTTAGGAGGGTAGATTGTGTGGGTGTCTGTTGAAAAATAATTTAAAGCACCTTTACTACTTGAGATATTATTTTCAATAATATCTGAATTTTTTATTATAAAACCATTGTTAGGTATGCCATTAGGGGGAGTATTACTAGATAATAAACTTGAACTAAATTTAGTAGTGATATTAGTTACATTTAAATTTATATCTAATGATAGATCTTGGTTAAAAGTTTGTGAAGCTTTTAGTGCACTATCATTATACCATGTACCTCCACCTTTAGGAATAAGGTTACTTTCTATAGATCCTGTAGTATTTTCAGGAAAATCAGAAGTAATCCATGGGGTTTTATTTGTTGAATTATCTTTATGTAACCAAGTACATCCATTTGAAGATGTAGGTAAATTAGAGTATCTGCCTGTACCTTCATGCCATGATTGGGATAAAGGAAAAGCTTCTATTATAGTATCTGAAGCTAAATCAACAGTTTTAGCTGAAAATAATTCTAAACTTGCAGAATAGCTACTTGTTTTGTCTAAAATTAATGTTTGAAATACATTTTTTATATCTGAATCTTTAAATTGAATTAAAATTCGTGAGGGGTAATATAAAGAATTATTGGTTCCTTTTTCTTTTACAAGTTCAAGAATTTCATCATGACCAGTATTCATACCTGTTCTATCAGGGTTACTATATAAAGTAGAATCTTTTTCAGGAAATATTGAGTAGTATGCCATTTTTTATTATTTTTTAATATCCACCACCTCCGGATCCACCAGAACTACCCCCAGTTATTGTAGATGTAGTTGAAGAATTTCCAATAGATGTACCTGTTGTAGAAGAACTAGCTCCGTGAGTTGTTACACGTCCATTAATGTCAGTATTAGGGTATTTTAATTCAAAAATACTTGAGTCTAAAGAAGGATATATTATTCCACCTTTAGTAGCTGAACCAAAATCATATTTATATTGAGAATATCCATTACTAGTTCCATTTAAGTTAAATAAAGAAATACTTTCTATTGACTGTACCCCTATTACACTACCAATAAGGTTAGATATTTCAGATATAATAATAGGTTGGTTAACTTGCCATCTGTCTATATTAAAGTAAGTTTTTAATTCAGATATACACTGAAGTAAAACTTCTTGATTATTATAATTTTTTAAAGTAATAATCTCAAAATTTAAACCAAAATTAATTATAAATGCATCTTTAATATTAATAGCATCTGTTAGCATTCTATATTGTTCTAAATAAGTAGCTAAATTAGTTTTAGTTGCTGTGTTTAGTGTAGTTAATTGTTTGGATGAGTTGTATCCTAAAGTATATAAATTTAACGCTAAAGGATTAGGAATACGTTCAGGTTCTGTTAATAATGGTGAAGATTGATCATCTTGTATAATATAGGCTTTAGCTATTCTACCTAATTTAGGAGGTAAAGATAATGTTCTAATAAGGTAATCTTCCTTTGTTACTGCTCTTTGTTGAGCAGAAAAATTGGCCATTGTATTTAATCGAATATCTTCTATTGAGTCACCTGCTCCTCCTCCTTTTGCAGCTTCTTTATTAGTTGAAGCTACTGATGACCTAATAAATTTATCAAATTTATTAGGTTTATTAGTTGCAAATAATGTATTAACTTTAGTAATTGTATTTGATGAAACATTTGCACTTAAACCACCCCCAACTAAATATGTTATTGTTAATGCAGTATTAGATGGTGCCTGTCCATATGTTTTAGTATATAAAAAGTTAGATGGATCATATGCTTGGTTTAATGATGATCTTCCATCTTTAATTCCTAAACCAATATTATCTGGATTAGGAATAATTTCTTCATCTGCTTTATCACTTGTACCTGCACCAAATTGGATTTCTAATTCGTTATTAGTTTTAAATCTAGATATAAATCTTCTTGATGATCTCTTTAATTTTAAGAGATAAGGTGTTTGTTGGTTATATTGTTTTAATTCAGAATCATTTGCTCCCGTATTTTCAATTTCTTCAAAAATTGTATCTTGGGCTAGATATGGAACTTCATAATATTCATTTCCTTCACTATCTATTACTGATTCAATTGATATAATATCACTATCAAATAATGTTAAAGTTTTAAATTGTTCAGGTGCACCTATAGTAAATGTTTGTGTTTTTCTTTCACCTGAAATTGCTTTAGTAGATTTTTTTAATAAATAATATTCGGGATTTGTTCCATTATATGAATATATACTTACATCTGTAGGGGAAAATGAACTTGAATAACTAAAATCAACTTGATTATTTATATAAAATATTGGACCCTCTGTTGATTTAAAAGATGAATTTTCATCTATTTTTAAAGCAAAATTATAATCAGGTGCATAATTAAAGTCTGACCCTAAAGCAGGAATTAATTGAAAAATTTCTAAATCAACAGATGCGGCTGAGGTTGCTTTAGGTTTGTAACCCATAGCATATGCTAGATTATATAAATTTTCTTTTTCTTGAGCTAAAGTTAAAAATGATTCACGTAATTGAGTATCAGTATAAAATGATAAAACATCACCAACATAAGCAGCCATTTCAAGAAACATCATCCCTGGATTACCTTCACTAAAATCATTAAAATTATTAGGAAAATATACTTCCGCAAATTCCATTAATTGATTTTTATAAGAATTAAAATCCTTATTAAGATATTTTACATCTTTATCTTGTATTTTATTTGATACTTTATTATATGCCATTATTGAAATGTTGTGGTTAGAGCATCTGTTGTTCCATCCAAATTAAACCTATATGATATTGTTAGGTATACTTTATTTTCATTATCTATAGAACCTACTTCTACTGACATTAAATTTATTTCAGGAATATAAAAATTAATTTGAAAATTTATTTTTTCTTCTAATTCTTCTTTATTAATATTTTGTTCAAATAATAATTTTTTTAACCCTACACCAAAATCAGGTTCATTTACACGTTCACCTTGTTCAGTTAATAATAAATTAATTAAATTACTTTTAACTTGTTCTTTAACAGTTTGAGTACCTTTAAACATATTAACGTCATTAAGAGGAAAAGCAACTCCAATAGTAATATTTTTATTAATATCTAATGGGTTTATTTTTCTATTTCCGTTAATATATGCCATTATGGTCTACTATTTTTCTTTTTATCTATAGCTCTCATTAATTCACGATAATCTCTATTTACTACATTTGAAACTTCGGTGGGTATTGGTGCTTCTGGTGTTGATGTTGATTCAAGATTTGTATTACCTTGAGCGGTTTCGTTTAATAAATCATTTAAAGCTCCATTAGTTGAAAAATTTTGAGAAACAGATTTACCCATGATTTTTTCTTTTAAAGAAGATTGTACATTTTGGGGTATTGGTGTACGTTTTATTTGTTGTTCTACAATTGTAGGTTTTAACTCATCACGTAAATCTTCTTTAAGTGTTTTAATTTCACGTCGAAGAGCATAATCTATTTCTTCTCTTACAACTTTTCTAATTAGTTTTTCGAAAACTGTTGCTTTCATATTAAATAATGTTTGT